AAAACTGCTATTCCTGTGAACATACCGCCAGCACCACCGCCACCACCACGATTTACTTGACCCGAAAAGCCTTGTCCACCGCCAGCAACGAGCAAAAAGTCGGCAGTAATACTGTTCACACCAGCAGTAGGTCGCTGAGTCCAAGTCGCCGTTCTTGTGCCTGAGCGTGTGCGCTCACCGAAACGCATCGCCTGCCGCCTATGCGGTGATGCGGTTCACATAACCGCCAATCATCACGACATTCGCTGTTGCGGCGAACGCTCGCACGACGAGAGCAGTAGCGTTCCCCTTGATGACGAGACCCGGCACGATGAGCAGAAGGCCGCTCTCTGCGGTGATGGTCTGCTCGATCAGGTCATCGGGGGAGGAGACTCCGCCGAACTCGATGGTGAGTTTGCGGTCAGTCGTATCAGAGTTCACGGCATAGAGCCACACCTCGTCAAAGGTGGTCGCGGTGCTGCTCCCCGTATGTATCGTCGTCCCGGCTGTAGCGGTAGCGGCGACCTTGATGAGTTTGCCATCGGTAGAGCCCGACAGTGCGATTTTGCTGTAAGTTGCCATGCTGCAAATCTCCTAACTGAACAGGGCCGCGCCGAGGACGAGTTGGTCACTATCGTTCGTCACACCGTACTTGGCCCACGCCCCACCCGAATAGTAATACAGCGAATCGTCAGCGTCTATGTAGGCAAACATGCCTTCCGCGAGCGTCGGTTCCCCTGCTCCTCCAAACGCTGCGTCCCGGGCGGTGGTCGTCGCGAACCGCATGATGGTCTGATCCATCAGGAAGGTATTGACCTGCGTTGCGGTCAGCACCTGCCCGGATGTGAAGAGTAATGCGCCTGCACCTGCCATACCGTAGAATCCTACCCGTCAAACTAGAGCGTTGTCTGTATCGAGCGTACCACGGGTCGCGTCATCGAGCAGGAACTGGAACACTATCGGGATCCAAGCAAGGCCGACCTCAACGGTGTGCTGCCCGGGGGAGATGCTGTGGTCTATCTTCTGCACCTGATAGGTGTCGGTGACGGTCAGGGGTGTGCCGGAGGCGAAGGTTCGGGTAATCCCGATTTGGTCGCCTATCTCTAGTTGTAGTATCTTTAGGCGGTTGGCTTCCGTTTTGTCGTTGATGAGCAGCCGCATCCCGTCGAACCGATACTCGGGTTGGGCGAACTGCTCTACGAGATCCTCAGCGAGCGCGAGGGCTTGGGCCGTAGAGCCGAGCAGCGAGTCGGTAATGGTGAGGGTTTGGATACCGAACGTGGTCTGGGACGACGCATCGTTGGCAACCTGCGGCGCGAGGCCCTCGGGGGTGACCACCACCTTGTTGAAAAGGATTTCAGACCCGTACCTGATGGAAAGCGACTGATACGCCAAACCGCCCCCGGCATCGGAGAACGACGCGACAGGGTTTGAGAACGCGGTGCTGGTGCGATCCACGAAGGTCAGGTCGCCATCCCGGGCGATGAAGCACAACCCTCCCTCGGCCTGTGCGATGCGCTGCAGATAGTTCACGGCGTTGGTGTTCTCCTCGATGGCGAACGCCCCCAGCGTCACCGTCCCCGTATCTATGTCGCGAGTCGCCGGATAGTCCACCTCCGCGAGATCGAGCAGGAACGAAACCCTCGCCCCTGAGAGTTCCGAGGCCGGGGTCGTAGCCGTTTGGGTAGATGTGTTGGCGAGTATCTGGAAATCGTCGGCTACCTGCAGCGTGGCAGTTGAGCGATCCTGACCCGATGGGCTGGGCTCGTACTCAACATCTACATCTACGATGCGCCCAACAAAGAGGCTCTCCCCATCGGCGGTGACCGTGACCTTGCGGCGAGGAACCACGCCCGAGCGATCCGTTGTCGCATCATAGTAAGGCGATGACTCGTTGAGTGGGTCAAACCGCCTATCGTTGTTCAGCAGCCGGAGGCTCAGCGTCCCGGCAGAGAACGCCGAGAACTGATCGGTGCGGCCCCGAGAGATGCGAGCCTCCTGCACATACGGTGCTATGTCGAGCCCCTCTAGCGTTCCATCGAGAACATCGTCGCCGTTGAGCGTGGACGAGTCCAGTGTGAACTCGCGGACGATGAACCCTAGTTCTGCGAGTATCTCGATGCTCTCGCCCCACGGCAGCGTGCTCGCCATGTCACGCAACTCTCAGGGGGGCGGATGCTCCTACGAGTGCGCCGTTGCGGAACTGCCAACGGCGGAGGGCCTCTACGATGGCATCGCCTATCTCCGGGCCGTTCGCGCCCATCCCGGCGTTTACGGTAATCGAGATGTTGCCGCCCATCGCACCCAAATCGCGTAGCGGTATGATCGCCTCCGGGCCTGCCTCCCCGACGAGGCCGAGCGTGGGGCTGGTGACGATGCCGCCAGACGCGAACGGCGTATAGTTGCCGAACAGTTGCCCGAGGTTGTCGAGGCTGAGTTCCCCGAGCGAGGCCGCGAACGCTGCTGCGGCTGCCGCGTCTGGAACGGTTGCGGCTGCTGCGGCTGCTGCGGCTGCGGCTGCTGCGGATGGGAGTGCTAACGCCTGCTCCCCGGCAATCGCCTTTTCTGCTTTGCGGATGATTTCCGGGGGCGTTTCGCCTCGCAGTTTGGTCAGCGTTTTCTGTGCCTCGATGAGATCAAGCAGGGCCTTACGCTCTCGCTCTAGTGCCTCGGCCACCTTGTCTATCGCCTCTTGCTCTTTGCTCTTGGCCTCGTTGAGTTCCCTGAGTGCCTCGGCGTAGGCATCCGACCCCTCCTTTGCGCCCGTCAGCACTTGGTTGAGGAACGCCTGTGCTGCAGCCTGCTCGATGGTCGCGTCCTTTTGGTCGCGTATGGAGTCCTCTACTGACCGTTTGGCATCCTCTAGTTCCCGTTCGGCATCCGCTAGTTGCTCGGCGGTTGCCGCCTTGCTCCTCTCGGTTTGTAGTTTTGTCTCTGCATCCCTGACCCCGACGATTGCATCGGCCACCCTAAACTTGGCTTCCTCTAGGGCGATCTCTCCGCGCCGGATGGCTACCGCCGATGATGCAGGGTTGAGTCGCAACTCCGCTAGTTCTCGTTCAGCCTCGGCAACTCTGAACACCGCCTCTTCGTTGTCGAACTTGGCTTTCTGTAGGCCGCGCTCTGCAGCAGCGACAGACTCAGGATCGGCGGTCAGGCCTCGGAGCGTTGCTAGTGCCTGCTCCGCTTTCTGTACGCGGCGCACCGCGTCCTCCTGCCCGAGCGTTGCGTCACGCAGTCGCCTGTTCGCATCCTCCAGCCCCCGGGCCGCCTCCTTTGCCTTCCGCGAGTCCCTCGGGTATCCCTGAGTGACGAGGTTGAACTGCGCTTGGGCGACCCTGACCCCCTCGGTGGCGTTCGCCAAATCGCGCTGTGCCTTCTGCGTATCGAGCGACGCTTTGTTGAGGTCGCGCTGTTGGGCCGTGGCTCCCCGGATCGCCTCGGCGTATTCTTTGAACCTCTCCTCAGCAGTCTTGACCGCCTTCCCTGTCCCTGTCGTCGTCGTGGTGGTTTCTGTCTCTGTTTTGTTTGCCTCTATCCTCTGACCTATGGCCCGGAACCTCGCCTGTTCCGCCTTGTCGCCAAAGTCCACCACCTTTGCTTTCGCTTTGTCTGCAGCCGCCCCGATGCGCCCAAACGTGACCTCACCGATCTCTCCGAGTTTCGGGATGTTGATACCGACCTTTGACAAGATGCCACCGAACAGATTTATGCCCTTGATTACAAGGTTGATGGCTCGTATCCACATGTTGGTCATAAACTCGAAGTAGCCGATGACTGCGTTGATTACAAAGTTCACAACTTTGCGGAACCCCTCAAATCGGATGTAGGCAACTGCGAGTATGGCGATGACTGCCGCGATGGCTGCAGCAATCAGACCGATGGGCGTGACCGCGAACGAGGCCCCGAACGCAAGGTTGGCAAGTTTCGCAAGGTTGGTCGCGATGGTAAACGCTACGACTGCCGCCCGGAGAGCAGCGAACGCCCCGATTGCAAACATAATCGTCGTCCCCATCGGCCCGAGGTTGCCGATGAACCCGAGGATTTGACCACCCAAGTCTTTGAACGCGGCACCTACGCCCTGCTCCCCGAGTATGTCCGCGAACCTTTGGATGACAGGAAGGATTTTGTCGTTGATAAAGGTCAGCAGTTCTTTGAACGCTGGGAGCAGCGCGGTCCCTAGTTCTCCCTTGACGTTTTGGAACTGAGCGGCAAGTATGCGTTGCTGGTTCGCGGCTCCTCCTGATGTTCGCTCAAAGTCGCCTTGTGCGAGCGCGGTGTCCTTGAGGATGAGCGCGTAGGCCGCCTGAGCCTTCGCCGCCACATCGAGGTTGCCCTTCCCTGAGTAGAGTCCGAGGTTCAACGCCTCTTGTTTGAGGCGCACATCGTTGATCGCAACACCGAACCGTTTGAGTGGCTCAGTCTCCCCGGAGAGCCCCGAGCGGAGGGCTTGGATGGCATCCTCAACGCCCGTGTTGTTGAACGACGCTAGGTCCGAGGCGAGTTGCACCAGCGTGACGCTCATGTCTGCCGCCTGCTCCCTGCCCACCCCGAACGCTTGGAACAAGTTGCCGTAAGTCCCCGAGGCCTCTAACGCGGCCTGTCTGGAGATGCCTGCCGCCGTAGCCGACTTGCTCGCGAACTCCTCGATGACTCCGGCTGAGGCACCGAACACCACGTTCACTTTGCTCTGGCTCTCCTCTAACGCTGACGCTGCATCTACCAAGTTCTTGCCGATGACTGCGGCTGCTCCTGCCCCAACTGCCGCGATTTTGGCGAACGCCCCGACGAAAGCGCGGGCCGCCTTGTCGGCGTTCAGCAGACCGAACGCCACCTTGTCGCCGCCTGTCTGCAGCCGCTTGAAGTCGCGGATAGCGCGGTCTATCCCCTTTGCGTCAAAGGTAGAGATGATAGGGACTACGACTGCCATCAGATACCCGTGATCCCGAACCTGCCGAGAGATGTGCGGCCCCGGGCTGATGCGAACGCCGACTGTTTGGCTGTACGCGACTCCGCCCCTGCCCCGATGGCCTCATTTACCTGTTTCTCCGCTACGGCGATTGCTGCCCGGACTTCGCTCTCGATGGTCGGGAACTTGGCAAGTACGCCCGGCCACATCGCCCTCGATGCCTGCCCCGTTTTGCCTTTCAGG